GTTTTAAGAAAAATAGGAAAGAAGAAGATTGTTATTATCAAATCAACAGTTCCTCCTGGGACAACTAAAAAGTTGCAAGAGGTATTTCCTCACTTATATTTATTTTTTAATCCTGAGTTTTTAAGCGGAGCGACTGCTTGGGAGGATTTTATCAATCCAGACAGGCAACTAATGGGCTATACTAAAAAAAGTCGCAGCCTGGCGACTAAGGTTTTACACTTACTTCCTGAAAGTCCCTATGGTGTAATTATGAGAGCCAGAGAAGCGGAAACTGTTAAGTATATTAACAATTTCCACGGCGCATTGATGGTCATTTTTGCTAACTTTTTCTACGATATCTGTCTGGAAATAAGGGCAAACTTTACGACGGTAAAAAGAGCATCTCAAGCCTCTAAGTGGGTTGGTTCACCAATGGGAAGAATGTATTGGGACGTATATCATAAAGGCAAAAGGGGCTATAAAGGTGCTTGTTTTCCAAAAGACATGGCCACATTAGAAAAATGGTGTAAAATGAACAAAATTGGACATGAGCTCTTATCAACAACAATAAAAGTAAATGAGAAATTATTAAAAAGACCAGGATTATTGAAAAAGAATGAGCCTACAAAGCGGATCAACAAAACCATCTAAAAATCAAATTAACAGTATAAAATTAAAAAAAGCGGCGACTCTTTTATTAGAGGCTATAGAGCCTGGTGTTAAGAGAGAGGGTACAGAAAGAACTCCTGAACGAATAGCAAGAGACTGGGGTGAATTATTTGAGGGGTATAACTATAGCGTAAGAGGAGTTTTAAATAGAACCTTCAAAGCAGAGGATTGTGATGAGATGGTAATAATAAGTACTGACTTTACTAGTACTTGCGAACATCACATACTCCCTTTTAGAGGACAAGCATGGGTTGGATACATTCCAACTGATCGTATTGTCGGATTAGATAAACTAGTCAAGCTTGTGTGGATGTTCTCTAAAAGACTTCAAAATCAAGAAAGGATCACAACTCAAGTAGCTAAAGCAATAAATGACACCTTAAAACCCTTAGGGGTAATGGTAGTTTTAAAAGCTAGTCACGATTGTGTTTCTCTAAGGGGGACAAAATCGATTAATAGCATTACTACAACGTCTGCTTGTTTTGGAGTATTCAGAAAAAAAGCCGAAGCAAGGAGTGAATTCTTAAATCTTATTAATAAATGAATTTTTAGTTTTAATAAAATGAAAGTAATAGCTATTGATTTTGATGGAGTAATAAATAAAAATGGGATTCCTTTTAAAAAAAATATAAAACAAATAAATAAATTATTTGAGGATCGAGATAATTATATTGTTGTTTATACAGCAAGAAGTCGAAAAATTTATAATAAAACCTATAATTGGTTAACAAAACATAAAGTTAAATTTCATGCTCTTGTAATGGAAAAAATGAGAGCCACTATTTATATAGACGATAAAAGTCATGACAGAATAAAGGAGACAATATATGCGAGTTTTACTGTTTAGTGGCGGATTAGACAGCTATATAACGGCCAAATTGTTTAATCCAGATATTTGTTTATATATTGACATAAAGAGTTGTTATAGCTCTTTAGAGATAGCTAATTTAAAAAGATTGGATATACCAAAACAAAAAGTTGTTATTGATAATAGATTAGATTTGAGAAGTTGCGAATTAGAAAATTCTATTGTTCCATTAAGAAATCTGTTCTTTGTTTTAATGGCTTTTAAATATGGAAACGAAATTATATTGTCTTCAACAAGAGGGGACACCACTAAAGATAAAGACTTTAAATTTAAAAGATTAGTAAACCGTATGGCAAAACATTTAATTACTGAAGAAAAAAAAGAAAAAACTTTTTCTTGGATAGATAAAGGGCTAAAACCAAATTTTATTCTTCCGGTAAGAAAGTTTACAAAAACACAAATGGTAAAAATGTATTTAGATAAGGGATTTAAAAAAGAAGAGCTTTGGAAAACGAGAAGCTGTTATGGGACAATGAAAAAAGAATGTGGTAATTGTAAAACTTGTTTTAGAAAAGCGGTTGCTTTTATTAATAATGATATTTTTAATCCGGAACTGTTTGAACAAAAAATAGATTTTAGAAAATTTATGCAACAAACGATTGACAAGAAAAGAAAAGGTGAAATTAAAGATACAAAAGAAGCAATGAAAAGAATAGGAATAATATGATTATTTTTTTTGCAGGAGCAGATGCAAGTTCCTTTAGGAAAATATTATTAGAAAAAAAAGTAAATGGAGTATTATTTTCTCAATATTACTCACATGATAAGTCTAAGGATTTTTTTAGAGATTTTATTGATTATGGTGCAAAAGTATTTATGGATTCAGGGGGTTTTACTGCTCGTATAAGAGGAGTTCCATTAAAGATTGAAGATTATGCCGAGTTTTTAAAAAAACATAAAAATGGATGGACATATTGTGCTAATTTAGATGTAATGAATCCTGATGAAACTTTAAAAAATCAAGAGTATTTAGAAAAACAGGGGATTAAGGCAATACCTGTTTTTCATTATTCGGAGGTAAAATTAAAAAGAAAAGATTTAATGGAATACTATTGTAAAAATTATCCCTATGTTGCAATAGGGGGAGTAGCAGCAACAGTAAGAAGTAGTATTATAAAGAAAAGATATTTTGATTTTTGTTTCAGTTTGGCAATGAAATATAAAACAAAATTACACGGTTTTGGAGTAATGGATTTAGAAAGTCTTTATAATTATCCTTGGTATTCTTGTGATGCCACCTCATGGCTTGCAGGAGCAAAGTTTGCTAGGGTTTATAGATTTAAACATGGAAAATTACTAGCTGCTAATGCAAGATTAAAAATGGATTTAAAAGGAGGGGATTTGTTAAAATTCAGTAATCCCTTACAGTATATTGATGGTAGTAGTTTAAAGTATAAAAGAAGGTGTAGACAAAATGTTGAAGCGTTTATTCAATTAGAAAATTTTATTACTAAATTATGGGAAAAAAGAGGAGTAGTGTGGAAGAACAAAAATTAAAATATAACCATAAAATATTAAACATTGAAATAGATAAAATTAAGGGAAATATTTATAACCCAAATGTAATGGATGAAAAGATATTTGAGTTGGCAAAAGAAAACATAAAAAGGGAAGGGTTTGTTGGAGCAATCATTTGTAGAGAAAATTTAGAAAGAAAAGGTGAATATATTATTATTGATGGTGAGCATAGGTGGAGAATTGCTAAAGAATTAGGATATGAAAAAATTTCAGTAATAGTTTTGGATAAAAAATTACCTGATGCAATGATCTCTACTATTAATTTTAATAAGTTAAAAGGGGAAATTGATATTATAAAACTTGCTGAGATTATTAATGAATTAAGGAAAATTTATGGGATAGAAGAATTGGAAAAAAGATTAGGATATACGGAAGATGAATTAAATGGTTTAAAAGATCTTTTAAAATTTGATCCTTCGCAATTTAAAGGAGATGAAATAGAGTCAGGATTGGAAAATAAAGGAGAATATAAATTTAAAGTAGTGTTAAATGAAGAACAATATAAGATATTGCAAAAAACTTTAGAAACAATAGATAAGAAAAAAGATGCAGAAAAAATAACTATTATTTGTTTAAAGTATGTAAAGAAAAATGAAAAAAAGAATAAGTGAAATAATAACGGTTAATATAGAAAATATAAGTCCCAATAAATACAATCCTAATGTAATGGATGAAAAGACTTTTGAACAAACAAAAAAGAACATTTTAAAAGAAGGTTTGATTGGGGCAATTTTTTGTAGGGAAGATAAAAAAGAAAAGGGAAAATATATTATTATTGATGGAGAACATCGATGGAGAGCTACTAAAAGTTTAGGTTATAAAGAATTACCTATTATTGTTTTAAATAGAAAATTATCTGATGCGATGATTTCTACAATTAATTTTAATAGATTTAGGGGGGAATTTGATAATTTAAAATTAGCAGCAGTTGTTCATGAGTTAAATAAAACTTATTCTTTGGAAGAATTAGAAGAGAGGTTGGGTTATACAAAAGATGAGTTAGAAGGTTTAAATAATCTTTCAATGATTAATTTTGATGAGATTGAAGAAGATTCGGTTGATTTAGGGGAAGGAGAAAATATACAAGAATATGAGTTTGAGGTTATTTTAGATAAAGAACAATATAAAATTGTTAATAAGGCGATTGATATTACTGGTAAAGAAGATATCCCTGATGCCTTAGTTGCAATTTGTTTGGAATACTTAATAAAACATGGCAAAGAAACTAAATAAAAATTTACTACCCCCTAAAGAAGTAATAGTAGAGGCTCAAAATGTTGACCCTGAAAATGTTAATAGAATAGCTCTACGAAGAAGTAAGGTTAGAGAACTTATGAGAATGGGATATCAACCCTTTCAAATGGTTCTTATCCTAGAAAAAGGAATTAAAATTGGTAAGAATCAAGTTGTTAAAGTTCCAATATCTCCTGATACTGTTAAAAATGATATAGAATATATTAGACAGGGAGATTTAGCCGAAGATATCGAATTCAATGACAAGAGAGCTGAAATCAAAGACAAGTTAGATTTTTTGTATCAAAGAGCGATACAAGAATATTTAAATTCAAAAGGGGCAACTAGAGCTACTTTCATGAATACTGCTTTGTCAATCTTAGGCAAAATAATGGATGTCGAGGGTATCAAATCACCTGAAAACTTGAATGTTAATTTGAACGCAGAAACTAAAATAGCTAAGTATTCTGCAGAAATACATAAATTAAGCGAAGATGACAAATCTACTATTCTCACCGCAATTCGCAAAGTTCGTAAACAACGCAAGTCAGAAGGAGTTGGAGATACTGGAGTTTCTAACGAACCATCCAGAATATCAGCACAAACCAGTAACGATGAGGGAGTTCCTGGAAAATCCTAACTTTGTTACAGAACAAGACAAGCCGAGGCCTTACAATAAACAACTTCTTATAGATATCTTTGACCATACTACTTGGGAAGAATTTGAAAACCTGGGCAAGTATGAAGAAATTCTATATATTGCAGGTATTGGTTCAGGCAAGTCCTATGTGTCTTCGATGGCGATTGTTTACATTATTCATCGCTTGTTGTGTTTGAGAAATCCTCAAAAATATTTTAAATTTGCCAAAGGCACCAAGATCGCTTTTGTTAATATTTCTAAGTCGTTTAGTCAAGCTAAAGATATCGTCTTTGGTGAAATTAAAAACAGAATAGATAACAATCAATGGTTTCAAAACTTTTATTCACCCGATCCTCGCATTAAATCAAAAATACGAATGCCTAAAAATATCTTTATATTGCCTTTAGGCTCTAATGAAGAATCTCCTCTTGGTTATAATATCTTTGGATCAGTCATAGACGAAGCTTCATTTCACACTTTAACTAAAGATAAAGATTACGCTGAAGAATCATATAATCAAATCAAAAAACGTATTCGTTCTCGTTTCTTCAGTAAGGGCAAAATGTTTATTATTACTTCACCCAGATATGTTTATGATTTTGCTGAAAATAAGTTTGAAGAAGAAAAAGAAAATCCTAAAGTTTTAAGAAGAAGAACTCCTTTGTGGGAAGCGCTGCCTGAAGAAATGTTTAATGGTGAAAAGTTCGATTTAGGTAAATATTTATCTACCTATAGGAAAAAAGGGGTAATGGTGCCAATTGAATATGAGGATGAGTTTAGGCAAAATCCAGAGAAAGCAATGAGAGATTATGGTGCTCAACCGTCGATGGCTATTCAAGGATTTTTCAATGATCCTGAAATTATTAATAATAATGCTAATTACAAACGGAAGCACCCAATAAGTCTTAAAACGGGTCAATTTTCAGAGTGGTTCTACAACCACAGAGGAAGCGAAAACTATGATACTGATAAAAGATTTATCCATATAGATTTAGGACTCAACAAAGAAGGTAAAGGAGATGCTGCAGGTTTGGCTATGGGAAAATTCAATGGTTGGGTAGAAGTTAGAAGTAGTGAAGGCAAGATGGAGAAGAAACCTAAAATCTTTATTGATTTAATGATGCAAATAAAAGCAGGGCCTAAAGATGAGATCCAATTTGAAGAAGTTAGGCAAATAATTTATAAATTAAAAGACCTTGGATATAACATCCACAAGATTACTTTTGATGGCTGGCAGTCAGTTGATAGTGTGCAGACTCTAAATTCAGCAGGATTTAATGCTGACTTCTTTTCAGTAGATAGAACACCTGAAGCTTATTATACTTTAAAATCAAGCTTACTCGATAAACGATTAGATTACTATTACTACAAGCCTCTTATTACTGAACTGCAACAATTAGAAGAAATTAAAGGGATGAAGATTGACCATCCTAGACAAGGAAGTAAAGACGTAGCTGATGCAGTAGCAGGAGTATGTTATCATGCCGCACAAGGAACTCCTGGCAGGGGTTTTAAAGTAATTGGTCAATAATTGCCTTTTTCTTTAAAAAGATGTATATTTTATACAGAAGTTAGTTTTTTAAGAAAAAACTGTGAAAATCCCTAAATTTTTAGAAAAAACCATCCTGAATAGTGACAATGTTAAGGGCAGGATCAATGAGACTAAAGAAGCAAGCAGGACAAATACGACAAAAGAGTTAAAGCAAGAATTAAAAGTACAATACAACAAAGAAGTAAGAAGTGAGGTTAAAAAAGCATTAGCAGTAGCCAAGAAAGATTGGGCGTTTGAAACTGCTAAGGCTCTCGATAGTCGTTTCACTCGTTCTCGCAAATATGTCTCTACTTCAGGGTATAGTCCAGACACCTTTCTAGCCAATACTTTATTGTCGGGCAAAAATTATGATACTTTATCGGTTTTATTTAGCGATTCTCCTGGCTCAATTCAATCAGCTTCAAGAATTAGAGATGCTGTATTGGGTAGTGGATATGTAATTAAGCCTCCTGTAGAGGGTCAAAAAGGAACTAAAAAAGATTTAAAAAGATTAATTGAATTTTTTGATGCCCCTAATCCTGATGACACGATTGAAACTTTGCTTGGTGTTTGTATTGAAAACTATCTTTGTTATGGGAATTTTTATTTAGAAAAAGTCCCAACAAAGAGAAGTGCTCGTTATAAACGTAAATCAATGGAGGTAGCGGAACTTTACAATCTTGATCCAGTCAAGATGACTATTTTAGTTGATGCAGAGAAAAAGAAAAAGGGTGTTATTGAGAAGGTGGGCTATCGAAGGAAAACGGATCAAAACAAATCAGTTATTTATAGTTTAGATGAGATATTTCAAATTAGGCGAGCCAATAGAAGGGCGGATTTATATGGCAGAGCTGTCCTAGAGGATAATACCGCTTCACTTCAGTTACTTTTAAGAGCATTGACTTACAATATTAATATTTTAAGAAACGGAGGAAGACCTCCAATTCAGTTAATATTACCCGATGATTCTACTGAAGCAGACGCAGATGCAATATCGGCTTGGTTTGAAAAGAATTATATGGGACCACACAATGCAGGAAAGACTCTTGTCTCGTTTAAAGGAGCAAAAGCAGAAGTGTTGGGTATGAGTCCTCAAGAAATGGCTTATTTAGAGCTCCTTAGATATGGTTTAAGGCTTGTTGCTGGTCAATATGGTGTTCCTTTGTTGCTTGTCGGTTTTCCTGAAGGTACAAACAGAGCTACAGCTTCAGAAG